AGCCTAATGGTTATTGCACAAAAGGTCATATGATGGGTGTGGGTTACATGGGGAAAAAAGCAATGAGTATGGATCGCTGGACACCATATCAGCGTCCAGTTGTTTGGACAGAAAAATTTGCTTTTTTACCGCAACGTTGCGAGCTGTCTAACAAACAACTGTGGTTTACCAAGTGTATGGTCAGTACAGTATCTTGGTTGAACCCCGGATATACAAAGCACGAACAGATATGGAGAGACACGAAAGAACATACATTATGGTTACTGAAACAATGACTGCACAGACGCCTGCAGAAGGCATTTTAAAACGCAGTGATTGGGGCGATGCAATGACGTATCAGGTGGTGTGTCAATGCAGTGATCCCAATCACGACCATAGTGTCTGGGTCGAATCCAGTGACGATATTGTAAGCGTCAGCATCAGTACACGGCTGAGTTCACACTGGCAACAACGCAGCCGGTGGTATTACATATGGCAATTACTGACTCGTGGCAGTATAGAAGTTGATGAATCTATTATATTGACTGAACAACAAGCACTGAATTATGCTGAAACATTAAAATTAGCAGTCAGTGATGTACAAAAATTTAAAAAAGGAAAAAATGAGTTATCTATTTACAAGTGAGAGTGTTAGTGAAGGCCATCCAGATAAAGTAGCAGATGCTATCAGTGATGCGGTATTAGATCTAGTGATGGCAAACGAAGACCCTGCACTACGTTGTGCATGCGAAACTCTTGTCACCACCAACAGAGTAGTTTTGGCCGGTGAGTACAAAGGTATTCTCCACAATGAAGAAGTCGATTCTGCGGTGCGTCGAATCATCAAAGATGTTGGTTACGAACAACAAGGCTTTGACTGGCGAACAGTTGAAGTAACAAACTTGTTGCATGGCCAATCAGCTGACATTGCACTAGGCACTGACAACTTTGGTGCTGGTGACCAAGGTCTTATGTTTGGCTATGCTTGTAACGAAACAGACAGTTATATGCCTAGTGCAATTTATTGGAGTCATGAAATTTTACGGCACTTGACTGATGCACGTAAAAACGGTGTAGTAAATTGGCTTGGTCCCGATGCTAAAAGTCAAGTGACATTCGAATACAATGATGATGGCACACCGAAACGTATTGCCAAAGTTGTTTGTAGCACACAACACAGTGAAAGTGTGGACATTGCAACAGTTCGTAGTATCATAACAACTCTTATACGTAATGTGTTACCAGGTAAATACATTGACAATGACACTGAATTTTTTATTAACCCAACTGGTCGATTTGTCATTGGCGGTCCTGATGGTGACACTGGGCTTACTGGCCGTAAGATTATTGTTGATACTTATGGTGGCTATAGTCCTCATGGTGGCGGAGCCTTCAGCGGCAAAGATCCTACTAAAGTGGATAGGAGTGCTGCCTACTTAACACGATGGATTGCCAAGAATATTGTAGCAAATGGTCTAGCACCTTGGGCCACAGTACAGATTAGCTATGCTATTGGTCTTGCACAGCCCATGAGTTTTTATGTTGAAACCAACAGCACTTCTCAAAGTCGTGCATTAACAAAACAAATTCAAGAAATTGTTGATTTAACACCAAAAGGTATCATTGATCGATTCAATTTGTTTAGACCAATTTATAAAACAACAACAAACTACGGACATTTTGGCAGACCCGATTTGCCGTGGGAACAGGTAAATTTATTTTAACTAAGGAATATATGGATTACAAAGTAGCAGATATTAGTTTGGCCCCTTGGGGGCATAAAGAAATTGCCATTGCTGAGCACGAGATGCCGGGACTACGAGCAATATTAGAAAAGTACAAAGATCAACAACCACTTGCCGGAGCACGCATTGTTGGGTCATTACATATGACTATTCAAACTGCTGTGTTGGTCAAGGTCTTGGTCGCACTGGGTGCAAGCGTGCGTTGGAGCTCATGCAATATTTTCTCCACACAAGATCAAGCAGCCGCTGCCATTGCTGACCTAGGTATTCCGGTGTTTGCGTGGAAAGGCGAAACAGAAGAAGAATATTGGTGGTGCATTGAACAAACTGTGCGTGGTCCCGATGGTTGGACACCCAACATGATTCTTGATGATGGTCATGACTTAACAGGTTATATCCATGACCGGCACCCCGATCTTATTCCTGGCATTCGAGGTGTCACAGAAGAAACCACAACAGGCATTCACAAGTTGTTGGAACGCATTGCCGCTGGCACGTTGTTGATGCCTGCTATTAATGTCAATGACTCAGTGACTAAATCTAAATTTGATAACTTGTATGGTTGCAGAGAAAGTTTGGTAGACGCTATCAAACGTGCCACTGATGTGATGATCGCAGGCAAAGTTGCTGTAGTATGTGGCTACGGTGATGTAGGCAAGGGCAGTGCACAAGCTTTGCGTGCTCTAAGCGCACAAGTTTGGGTCACAGAAGTAGATCCTATTTGCGCACTACAAGCTGCCATGGAAGGCTACAAAGTGGTCACCATGGACTATGCTAGAGACAAAGCCGACATCTTTGTAACAGCCACAGGCAACATTGGTGTTATTACACGCGACCACATGTTGTGCATGAAAGAAAATGCTATTGTGTGTAACATCGGACACTTTGACAGTGAGATTGACATTGCAGGTATTCAGGATGCTAAATGGGACGAGATCAAGCCTTTGGTTGATCACGTTACTCTTGTTAACGGTCGCAAGATCATTGTGTTGGCCAAGGGACGTTTGGTTAATCTAGGTTGTGGCACAGGTCATCCAAGCTTTGTTATGTCGAACAGTTTTACCAATCAAGTTCTAGCACAGATCGAATTGTTTAATCACACCAACAACTACGAAGCTGGCAAACTGTATTTGTTGCCCAAGCACTTGGACGAAATGGTAGCACGGTTGCACCTAGAACAAATTGGTGCACAATTAACTACTTTGACCGACAAGCAAGCCAGCTACATTTCTGTCTCTGTTAATGGCCCATACAAGCCCGAAACTTATAGGTACTAAAATGGGAATATTTGATATATTCAAGAAAAAAGAAGAGCCTAAAATTGATGCTGAGCCCAAGGCCACAAAGCCCAAGACCCCAGCCAAAAAAACTCCCAAGGAAATAGCCACAGAAAAAGGTGAGCCTTGGGTCAGTGTTGTTGCGGTTGAATTAGACCCCGACAACATTGGCAATGGCGCATTTGAACTAGATTGGAATGACAAGTTTATCACCAATCTAGTACGTGCTGGCTTCAAAGGCAAAGATGATGCTGCAATGGTTGATCAATGGTTCCAGGATGTTTGCCGTAATGTGGTCATGGAAAATTTTGAACAATGGGAAGCCAATCAACCTACAGAACTACGCCCTAGGGTGGTTGATAAACAAGATTTAGGCAACGGGAAGACTGTAGTTTCCTAACATGACAATTTTGTATGTCAACGGTGATAGTCATGCCGCTGGCGCCGAAGCTGTAAATCCACATTGTTTTGCCGAAGATGATTATTTATATTATGCCTTGGGCCGACGACCGCACCCCGATAATCTCAAGGTAAGTTGGGGTTGTGAGCTTGCAAACATGATGGGTGCAGTACTACATTGTGATGCCGAGTCTGCTAGCAGCAACGATCGTATCATACGCACCACAAGAGAATATCTTAAAAACTCTAGACCCGACTATGTTGTTATAGGTTGGAGTACCTGGGAGCGAGAAGAATGGTTGCATGACGACATATACTGGCAAGTCAATGCAGGCGGCATTGGCGAGGACTGGCCCTCGGAGATCAAAAATCGATATAAAAATTGGATTGTTGACCTAGATTTTGAATCAAAAAAACGCAGAGCCGAACAGGACATATGGGAGTTGCATCATACATTGACACAGATAGGGATTCCTCATCTGTTCTTTACCTGCTACGAATCGTTTGCCGATAGTCCAACTGCATTGACATGGAATGAAGATTATATCCAACCCTACGATAATAAATACACATATTATAATTGGTGCAAATCAAACGGGTTTAAAACAGTCAACCCAACATCATATCATTTTGGTCCAGATGCCCACGCTGCATGGGCTAAATTTTTATTTGACCACATGTTAAAGAAAGAATTAAAACATGAGCGGGATAGCTTATAGAACATATCATAATGAATTTGAGTCCGGTATAATACCGCGCACATCTTCCAAGGATGCATATGGTGGCCAAAAGGTCCAGTGGTGTCATACTGATACACCCGAGAATCTCAATAAAAATCCCCACAAAGACGATTGGAAAAATACAGACGTCACATACACATTTAACAAACAAGGATTCAGGACCTATGATCTTGTTAGCCTATTCAAGCAGCCTGTAAATATTGCCCTTGGTTGTAGTCACACGCTCGGAGTAGGTATGCCTATTGACAGCATCTGGCCAACCTTGATCGAAAAGGCTACCGGCGTTACAACTCTTAATCTAGGAATAGGTGGTGGATCAACAGATTGTGTATCTCGAATATTAATGAATGTATCTTCATTGTATGATGTGCAGACTGTTTTTATAGCATGGCCAGATTTAACACGTTTTGAAAAATATTTCCCACTTTCTATTCAGAATACACAATCAACTAATGCCAGTGCCGAAGATGTATGGAATATGAATGATTCACAATCGTCGCAGAGATTTTATAAAAATCAAGCAATTGTGTACATGTTATCAAAAATGCATAATTTTTTAGTCAAAGAAGTTGATGCCAATGATATAATATCTAAGTATAGGCCAGATCAACGAGCACGAGATGGTATGCACCCCGGCTTTGATGCTCATAAAGAATTTGCCGAAACATTGTTGAGGTTATAAATGGATGTAAATCATTGGCAAATAGGAAAAATGCCGTTCATGAGTTACAGGAGTAATTTTTCAGATAAATGGTCACACGGCGATGATCCCACTAATTTTAAAAACAATCCAAATAAAGATTTTTGGAATGACGTAGATATTTCCTATGTGTATAACAAACAAGGATTCAGATGTCCTGACCTTGAAAACTTCCTAGGAAAAAAAGTAAACATAGCATTAGGATGCAGCTTTACTGAAGGCATCGGGCTACCAATTGATCGTGTGTGGCCTTCTTTGATCGAAAAGAAATTGGAATATCCACTGTTAAACCTAGGAATAGCCGGGGGCAGCACCGACACCCCGGCTAGAATATTAACCAACATTTCTACCCTGTTCGAGATCCAAACGGTTTTTATTCTTTGGCCTGCATTAACTAGACTTGAACTATATCATATCGATCCTAATATAGGACCAAACGTGGCTTATATACAACCAGGAACAGGCAAAATTGAACACACATGGGCACTAGAAAAGGAAATGTGCACCCAACAATATTACAAAAATCGTCTAATTGTAAGTCAGCTAGCAAGCAATTTTGGCTACACAGTTAAACAATTTACCATGTCGGAAACTATGAAAACATGCAGATATGATCAAGAATTTCAAGATGCAGATCGTGCAAGAGATGGCCGGCATTGGGGTTTTCAAACACATGAGTTGGTATCCGAAATGTTTTTAAACGCTTGACAATCCAAAAATAATATGCTATTATAACTGCATGAAATACTTAATTGTTGACACTGCTAATACATTTTTCCGTGCCCGGCATGCTGCTCATCGTCAGAGTGACACATGGGATCAACTGGGTTTTGCAATCCATGTAACACTTAGTTCAGTGTTAAAATGTTGGAGAGATCAAAAAGCTGATCATGTGGTATTCTGTTTAGAAGGACGTAGCTGGCGTAAGGATTATTATGAGCCGTACAAAAAAAATCGAGCAGTTGCCCGTGCCGCCAAAACTGAAGCGGAGCAAGAAGAAGAAAAACTATTTTGGGAAGCTTTTGACAATCTCAAAACCTTTCTCAGCGAAAAGTCCAATTGTACTGTTCTCCAGCACCAAAGACTGGAAGCAGATGACTTGGTGGCAGGATGGATCCAAAGTCACCCTGAGGATCACCATACCATCGTAAGCAGTGACACCGACTTCCACCAGTTGCTGGCAGAAAACGTAAACCAATACAACGGAATCAGCGATGAGCTTCATACAATTCAAGGGATCTTCGACAAAAAAGGTGCCCCAGTCAAAGATAAAAAAACTAAAGAACTCAAAACGATTCCGGACCCTAAATGGATACTTTTTGAAAAATGCGTTCGCGGCGATCCAACAGACAACATCTTCTCTGCATACCCAGGCGTTCGCACTAAAGGCACTAAGAACAAAGTGGGCCTACAAGAAGCGTTCTCAGACCGTGAGAAAAAAGGCTTTTCGTGGAATAATTTGATGCTGCAACGTTGGACCGACCATAATGGTGTCGAACATCGTGTGCTGGATGACTACGAACGCAATCGTGTATTGGTAGACTTGACTGCACAACCCCAAGATGTTAAATCCATCATTGCAACTACCATTGTAGAAAATAGTGTGCCAAAATCTTGCTCCATGGTAGGCGCACAGTTTCTAAAATTCTGTGGCAAGTACGAGCTAAATCGACTAAGTGACAATGTGACACAGATCAGCGAATTCTTATCGGCTAAGTATCCCAATGAATGAAATATTTTTATTGCTGATTTTATTTCAAATAAAACATTGGTATGTTGATTTTGTTTTGCAAACACAAACAGAATTAGACTACAAAGGTATCTACGGAGATTGGCGTGGTATAACTCATTGTGTCAAACATGGAGTAGGCACTGCTGTTTGTGTCATGCTGCCCGGTGGCAGTAATTTTATCATTGCCGGAGTACTCATAGGCATAGTAGATGCTGTGGTTCATTATCATATAGATTGGACCAGATCAAATTACGGCAACAACAATGTAAGTGAAAAACAATTTTGGCGTGATCACGGCCTTGATCAAATGGCCCATCAAATTACATATTTGTTTTTTGCCTTTATACTTTCTTAGGATTTCAAATGTTAGCAAAACCAGTGGTTAAAAATAAATGTTGGGTAGTGGAAAAAGATGGCAACAAAGTGGCCACTATTTTAGCAGTGGAGCCGTCGGGATTTGTGTATGTGCACGATGACCAACGTGAGGTATTCCCATCCATTAAGTTAATCAGCGAACGCTATAATATTATTTTTGATAAATCAAAATCTCCAAAATCAGAAATTCCTGTGCCTAATGTACATGGATATCCTTGCGGCTCTAAACCCTATAATGAAATTTGGGACGTAAGAAAAAGATTGCCAATCTATTCTAAAAATCTCAAAAGTAAAAGTTTTTATTGTGCGGGACATTATCTTATAAACTACAACGGAACTTGGGTACATGAATACTGTCCAAAAACCATAGCTTTGAATCGTTACCAGTACCACGGACCATTCAAGACCAAAGAAGAAGCAAATCAAAGGTTGAATTCATGCAACAATTAAGCATCCACATGCGCAAATTCAATGAAAAATTGCAGCTCATGAATCAAAGCAACAGCAAACAATTGATGTTGAGTGCCAGCGAAGCACGTAGTTTACAGGCTGATATTTTTAATCTTTTAGCAAATTTTGCAGAACTTGCCAGCGAACCTGTCTCGGTTAACACACAGGAATCTGTTCAAATCAGCTTGGATGGTGGCGGATTTAAGTAAAATATGCATACTTAAAGAGATAAATAATACATCAAGGAGTACTAGATGTCGAGACCAAAGCCAAATATTCTATTAGAGAATGTGAACAAGACCACTTATAAAAGTGATCAAGTGCTTTCTAGCGAAGGTATTTGGGCAGTATTCTATGACGGATTGCCAATCAACTTGAAAACACAAAATATTTTGATAGCCTATCCAGGACCAAAATACAAAAAAGTTTCTTTCAGCAATCCCGGACATGCCATAAACTTGGCTAAAAAATTAAACGTGCAGTTCAAGACAGATAAATTCACTGTGGTTATCCTCAAGCAAGGTGACCGAATCTATCCGTGACTCAGCATGAATGGCAACAAAAATTCATTGTTGCCTCTGAGCATCCAAGACCCCAAAATTTTGCCGGTGTAGAATACACTTGGTGGGTCAACCCCACCAACAACAACAGTCTACGCCTGACCAAAATTGGGCACGATTGGACTCAAAAATACTGTGGTATAAAATACATAACTGTCAATGTCAGCCACGATATACGTCCAGTACACTTGCTGAAGTTGGAACGACTGTTTACCGAACCTTACTACATTCGTGGCAAAACTATTATGTTAAGTTCAGAACGAGATGCCATCATGATTCAGTTACATGCCGGCAATCTTGCACAATATTTGGATAATTTGGCTCTTGACACAAAATAGAATTTAGTGCATAATAGAAACTGTTTAACGCAATAGTCGCTTTAGACATTCAACCAATCCGGCATTGTGTCCGGTAAAGAAGGAAAGAAAAATGGCCGCAAAACGCCTTACACGTAAGCTGACTGACGTTATCGCCGAAGTCGAAAAACAACTCAAAGCACACTACGGTGTTACCGAAAAAGACCTCACTGCATGGCGCAATCGTGCAAAGGCTCTGAGTCACAAATTTCCTATCAGTGCAATGCTGACCATAGAGGATCTTTGGATCGACTACGAAGTGCAACGTGACGTTATTCACAAGCACATCATTAATATTATGAAGAAGTGGGATCCACGTATCTGCTCTCCTGGTTCAGCTTGTCGTATGATTGGCATGCAAAATATCTATTTGTATGACGCTCAACATCGTACCATTGCTGCAGGCATTCTAGGCTTTACAGAAATCCCTTGCGCTGTGGTAGAAACAGATGATCCAAACTTTGCTAGCTATGCATTTGAAATGCTCAATGATACAGGTGTTAAACGATTGAACCCCGGGGACCTGCATCGCAATGCTCTTGTGCGTTACAAAAATGGTAGCCGCGACGTCAAAGTAGTTCGCGCCAAAACCATGCAAGATCAATTTGATGCCGCAGGCGTCGACTTACAAGACAAAGGTAGTCGTGCCAGTGACAACCTACGTGGCGACCATGACTACTTCTTTAGTCACTTCAAGTATGCACAAAAAGGCATTGAGATTGATGATCGTGGTACAATCTTGTACAATATTCTTAGTGCAATCAAAGAAACATTTCCGATTGGCAGTGAAATTGATCAAGGTGTTTACATTGGCCTGTATGAGCTACATCGAATCTCTAGTACCAATGTCAACGAAAAGTTGCCAGTGGGGTGGATGAAGACTTTGTTGGAAAGTATCAAACCAACGTTTAAATCTAGCGAAGTAATTCATAAAAAAGCCAAAGTACAATGGGCTCATGTACGCCCAGGCGCAAGTTGGAGTGCTCCGGATGCCATGAGTAACTTCATGCGTGAACTACACATTCGTGCAGGCGGTACTTTAAACTTGCCAACACACGGTATCGGTGCCAGTATGGGCATTACCGAAGGCAACGTTGCCCCAGGTTTGTTTCCAGAGCAGAACTAAAATGAAATTTATGGTAGAGAATCTGTTAGGCACTCAAGCCAACGAGACCGTCACACTGGCAGAAGCATTTAAGGTATTGCTGGCCATGAATCTGATTAATATTGGCGAAGCCGGCGAACAAACTATCAGCAATGCTAGCGGAGTACGTCGGTGTGCACGCAACACTGCCAAGATTGATTTGGTATCAGGTGTGCAGATTAAAACTGCACAGACCTACCCAGACAACGGTAAATTACAGGCATACTTTGCGCCCGGAAATACCCGAGCTCCCATCTTGCTAATGGTAGTAGAACGCCTAACTGGCAAAGAATATTTCTTCCATTTTAGGCACAAGGATTACAAACACAGGATTGGATCAAGCATTTGTATACCTTTTGAGTCAGATGGCTCACCACGAGAATCTAATTATTGGTGGGACCACGAAATTACATTCAGTGAACTTTGCAGGTTGGCGAAAAATGCTTAAAGAATCTCTCGAACAATTTGTTGCTCCAGTATATGGCAAGACCAAACGCAGTGCCGATACCTATCGAACCGTGGCCAGTTACTGCACTCGCAATCTAACTCGTTTAGTTGATGAGTACTCGGCTGTTCGCAATGATCAACAGTTGTTGCGAGAGATTCGCAATGACATTGATTACTACCTGCGTCGATATCACGAATACTGTATTCAACAGCGTGATGGTATGTTGGCACACTACCACGAAGTTGGTGCAGACGAAGACACAGACTTTGAGCATTTGATTCCTGCAAGTCGTATCCGCGATTTATTGTTGGCTGATAAGATTTCTGTAGAGCAGGCTCTTAATGCACCCACAGTACGGTTGAGTCGCGCCAAGCATATGATGCTTAAAGATGCTGGGTGGGCTAGCAAGACCCCCAACATGTGGCTGCCGTTTGAACGTTATACCAATGTGTTTTCTGCAACATACCAAACACACGACGGAACAGTGATTGATCCTTTGACATGGACACTAGACAAGCATTATAATTACTTTAAACATTTGGTAATTTAATGATACAACAATACTATGACCAAATCTGCAGCGAGTGGGGAGTCGCTCCCACTGCTGACATCTATACTGGTTATGAATCGTACTACGATCAGCTACGAGCTCTAAGCAAACAAGCATGGGCAGCTGCAGACGATGCCGGCAAAGAATCTATACAACAGGCTGTGTTTGATATCTATCGCGGTGTTGGTGTTGTTCCCATCACCTATTATAGTTTAGAAGGATGCCGACAACAAATCAGTGATGTGGCCAACTCTACCAAAAATATAAAAGGCCGCACACTTGCCATTGGCGGCTCAGCTGGGTCAGCCTTTGGTCGTTTTTGGTTCCCGGGCATGCAAGAAGCCGCCTGGGGCGACAATGACTCTGTGGGATTACGTGCACGTTTTAATCATGATGCCAAACTAAAACGTGCCATTAAACTGTGTTACACCATTCGCGATGATGGTGATCAAGCAGTGTTTCCGACAGCACTAAGACGTTCATTGGAGTTGGTCAATGGAGGTACTGTTACCAATTTCAAACCAATGAATGCTCGTGCAGTTTGGGAATACATATGCCCAGTTTGGGGCGGGGATGTGCTGGATTTCAGTGCTGGGTTTGGTGGACGTATGATGGGTGCAATGACCAGTCGTATGCGCTACAACTATCACGGAATAGATCCCAATACAAAAACATTTGCTGGGTTACAGGCCTTGGGTGCATTGATCAGTGATGTAACAGGTACAGACTACTCTGTGCATTGTACCGGCAGTGAAGACTTTGTGCCCGAGCCCGGCAGGTATGATGCGGCCTTTAGTAGTCCACCATATTTTAATTGTGAACGCTACAATGATGAGCCCACACAATGCTACAATAAATTTACCAACCTTGAGGCTTGGTTTGAACAATATGTAGAACCAACATTGACCATGGTTCATACAGCGTTGGCCGCTGACGGAGTCTATGCAGTCAACATTGCCGACTATCGACAAGGCAAAGAATCTTTTGGCATTGTTGACCAATGGATGGACATGAGCAAGAAGGTGGGATTCGAGTACAAAGAAACTGTGAATATGTTACTTACCACGAGACCCGGCGTTGGTAACAATCGTGCAGAAAATTCTACAAAATCAGAGGGCATATATGTCTTTAGAAAACGATAAAGAATTAATGTGGGGCATACTCAAAGCAGATCCCGAATACCTTGCACACCACTATGGAAAAGAGTTGTTGGAATTATCAACTCGTAAAAATAAGGCACAATTCCACCATAGATGTGATGAATTGTTGACATTGGTAATGAATACTGTACCAGATCCTGTGTATGTTCTTGCAATAATTAGATGTTGGCTAACTCAGTACCGGTTGCCAATGGCTCCGCAAAAGTTACCTTCATTTGACAGATTTCACCAGGATTTTGGGGCTCGTTTGCACAACAATGAGGAGATTTGTATTATCCCTGTGTTGTAAAAATACAACACCCCAGTAACCCGCCAGTTGTGCGGGTTTCTTTTTGGTGCTATAATACACACATACAGACACACAAAAGGAGTTAATTATGTTAAAAAGCACTAATATGTGGGACGTAAAACCCTGTTCATTGCCAGAGGCCGTTGCCCGCATGGAAGCAGGTCGTAGACTGTATAATAAAAACACAGGCGAGCGTTTAGACTTCCGTGCAATGATCGAAATGATGGAAGAAAGTGTGCCAGAATGTGGCTCAGAACAAGATGCCGCTTGTCTTAATGCCCTGGGCAGAGACTACCAAAAAGCATTGAAACAGTTCCAAAAAACATACCTTGCAAATTTGGCAAAGACCGCAGATCCCAAATTGGTCAAAGCCATTATGGCAGATCCCTATGCGTTTGAAGAATAATTAACACAAAATAAGTCTACACCAACTAAAAAGGATTCAAAATGTCTACACGTTCACGCATTGCCGTAATGCACGGCGACAAAGTCAAAAGCGTCTACTGTCACTGGGACGGTTATTTGGAGCACAACGGCCAAATACTTCAAGAACACTATAACAGTGCCAAGGCCAACAACCTTATAGCACTAGGCGACTTGAGTGCCTTGCGTCCCGAAATTGGCGACCAGCACCCCTTTAGCCAGTTTGAAGTTGATGTCATGGACAGGGAAGACTTTATCAGAACAACACAAAACATGTGCACCTTTTACGGTCGCGATCGTCTCGAAACAGACGTAGACTTTAAGGTAGCACACACATTCGCAGAGTTCCTGGAACAATGCGATAACTGCAGCGCCGAGTACTACTATATCATGAAGGATGGTGTTTGGTATTGTGGTACCACATACGAAAACACACATCCCTTGAGCAAGACTTTGACAGCGTTATCTGAGGCTTTGGCCAAGGAAGCGGAAGAAGCTGTTGCAGAATAACAACAAAACAATAACCCGTTGATTGTGCGGGTTATAAGATTGTGCTACAATAGATACATATTAACCTAAACAGGAGAGAAAAATGGCAAATCCAAAAGTCAGCGAAAATCGTACAGTTACCCCCAATGAAGCTCGTAGTCGAATCCTGCGTTGTTTCAAGGCCAAGCGTCCGTTGTTCCTGTGGGGTCCTCCTGGAATTGGCAAGAGTGAGGTAGTTGCAGGCCTCACCGAAGAGCTAGGTGGCATTATGTTTGACTGCCGACTGGGTCAGATGGAGCCCACTGATATCCGTGGCATTCCATACTTTAACAAAGACAACAACAAAATGGATTGGGCAGAACCTGTGGACTTGCCCGATGCAGAAACTGCCAGTC